TGGTCACCAGGGGGGGCATGCTTGTGGCCTCGAGGACGTCTCCGTCTCCCATCTGAGCGTAGAGGTGCCTTTCCGCTACTCGGCCTTTTGAGAACTGGAACATCGTCAGGACGTCATTCGCCCCATCCGGTGTCGTGTGCTGGAGCCGGCATCCTTTGCGCTGCTGCATGCCGGGATGGACCTGGCGCATGTTCTGGACCATCGAATAAGCGCCGAAGGGTAGGAGGTCGGGCTCTATGACTGTGTTGCATCCTCCTCGGAAGGGGATCGCTTTATTGATGTCGGTGATGGGCTTTACGTCTGTGGCCACTATCGTAACCCTCCCCAATTGATACCGTTGTAACGAGGCGGGGGCGGAGACGCCTTGCCGTACTTCCTGGCGATCACATCGACGTGGTCCCGGCAAAAGAAGTCCCACCAGCGACTGTCCTGCCCAATGACCTGTTCTCCGGAGCGGTAAATCCTCATGACGGCTTCCGCGATGGCGTCGTCGAATAGGCCGTTGAAGGGCATGGTGTTGCCGACCGCCGAAAGGGTGGCGGGGACCGCCTGGTAATCCGCGATGATTGTGTAATCCGAAGAGGGCGGCGGGTAGGTGTAGATGTTGGCCCCTTTGATCTCATAATAACGCGGGAGGCCTGTGCCGGTCAGGAGTAGCTTTGTTTCCATGTCAGGGACCGGAAGCAATGGTTCCAGGCGTCCGGAGAGGTACGGCTTAGAAATGAGCCCGCCGAAATCGGAGGGGAGAGCCCCGTATCCCTTTCGCCCCGAAATGGTCACGTCGGATCCGGCTAATGCGGCCGTGAGAGAGCCGGTCGGTACGGTAATGGTCCCTACTGCTACAGTCGTGATTCGATAGGGTCCTGGGTTGTCGGTGTCGTCGGTCGTGATGACCATGCCTGCCAGGAATCCCTCGGCAACGAATTGGTCAGCGCTGTCGGTGATGGTGTCGGCCGCGGTCCCTCCGTCTACAAAGGCGATCGTGTTTGCTTTGTACGTCTCGTCGACCGCCTTAATGGAGACCGCCATCTCCGATTTGACGATGGCGGAATCCAATTGAAATAAACGACGTGCTATCTGCCGACAAGCGACGTTGATCAGGTGGTAGATCCCTGTGTTGGCGACGTCCACCCGGAACTGCATGCTGTTGAACAGATCCTGAACAGTTGACATGGCGCCTCCTGGCTATATGCCGATGATGATTACGTCAAAAGAACCTAATCCGGAGAGGTCTTCCCCTTCCGATACTTCCAGCGGCCGTCCCGCGATCTCGCTTAAGACGCCCCAAATTCCGGCGCCGGTTGCGGTGACGTCGCTCTTGGTGCCGATGACCGTCCCTGTTGCCGGCGCTCCTGCCCCTCTGATGCCTGGGGTAAACCAATCAATAACGGCTTCCCCTGCTGCAGGCGTCCCCAGGTACGGGAGCAGTCGCTGTGTCGTCCCGCTGTTGATGGGAACCTGCCCGGTGTATCCCCATATAAGAATGGGATAGTCGAAGGTGTTGGTGAAGGGATCTTCTCCGGCTTTCGTGGCTCCCTCGTTGTCGAAGGCTCTGTTGGCCAGGAATCCGCTCGCGGGCGTTTTGAGGTAGGTCACCTTCGCCACCTTCGCGTTTTCGTCGGCGTGGGATGCCTTGACGTTGGTCAGGGTCTGGTTGAGATAGAAGGCGACCTCGCCCGATGCGGCGGTGTCGTCCTCATCGATGAGGGTCAGGGCTTTCGCTGTGGCGCTCGTCCGGTCGGCGTACATAATCGCGCAGGCCTTATTCGCCAGGCACGTCGTTGCAGCAGATGCCAGCGTGATGCTCTCGTCCTGCACCAGGCTGTCCCATACCTCTTTCCATGCCTGGGTGACGTAGGTCAGATAAACCGCTTCGTCCAGAGCGTAGACTTTGCAAAGGGTGATGTTGAATCGCGAGGTGTTGGTCGGGGTAAAGATCAGCGCTGCCGTGTCCGTGGCGGTCAGGACCATCGAATAGGTGCCGTCGGCGGAAATTACGTCTCCATCTGTACTCCCAATGCTGGGGGTGAAGGAACCTGCCGTCAGGGTGTCAACGGTAAATTCCAAGTAGTATCTGATGCCCGCTTCCGCTGCGGTCGCGTGGGTCAGGGCCGTGGTCCCGTCGGCTCCCTTCTTTGCGGCGCTGTCAACCGCCCAGTCTGCCGCTGCGAATCCGGTCCATCCTGTATCTGCGGCGAAGGCGCCCTGTCCGGCCAGGTGGTCGTAACCCTTGACACTCAGGGTGGCCTTGTCCCCTTCCGACATCTGTGCATCGAGGGAGATCTCATCATCGCCCGGGGTGACGCCTGTGGATCGGAACTTCTTGTTCTCCGCGATCCGCCCCGCGTTCATAAACCAGGCGGGCGGGTATTGCGTAGTGATGGATTGGACCGGGGTGTCTCCGGTCGGCACGCATTTTTCCTCGTAGACGATCAGCGGTGCCGCTCGGAAAGCCTTAATTTTTTTGTTGAGTAAGTCATACTGGAAGCTGTATCCCATCCCCGGATTGGCCAGGACAAGCTCGACGTCCCGTATGCCGAATAGGGCGTTGGGATCGAACGGCTCCCCTCCGGTCGGATAAGAAGAGCCCATGGTGATCCTGAGACTTCTGGTGGCCCGGTTCCCTATCAAATTATATTCGCTGCGGTCTAATGTTATCCCCATGGATTGCTCCTCCTTTGGGCCTGGTTAATTCCCGATGGCGAGCCAGTATCCTTCAGCGTTGGCCGCTGTTACGATGGTAACCGGATCGACGACGGGAAAGGTTTTGTAGACGACGGGTGCAGAGGCGACGACGGCTGACCCTTTTTGCTGGAGCCATAACTGGTCGACCTTATGCAGTCCGGTCTTGATATCGCCTCCGGCAGATCCGCCAGCGCTGGCGAAGGTTCCGCCTGTTATGCGGTGGGCGCCTACCGGACACTCGAATGATTTGGTTACTGAGAATCCCATGTGGCCTCCTTAAGTGTGGGCATCACCAAAGGCGATGAATGTCCCGTCTGTCCCGTCATCCATGACGACGCTCACGGCAGACCCGGCAACGGGGAGGGTTTCGTTGACAACAGGCGCATTGGTGTTCACGGTGCCTCCGCCCGGCTGCAGGAAAATGGCCTCGCACATGTGGAGCCCGGTGTTGATGTCTCCGCCTGTTTCGCCTCCGCCGTTCGTGTAGGTTCCCATCGTGACCGCCTTATCGCCCCATACGTCTCGTTTCGTTATCGCTGCTGCAAAAGCCATATCTGGCCTCCTTATGGTTAGGGGGTGCGGAGCAGTCCGTGGGAGCCCTGCCCCGCATCAGGGGGTTGTTTGGTTAGTAGCCGGGGATGTCCAGCATGATGATGCTGTAATCCGTGGTTACGTTGACCTGGAGTACCGTACCGACAGCCGCTTCGTCTTCGGCGGTGCCGTCGCGGTCCAGGGGTTCCACTGCGCCAGCGGTGCCGTCGGATACCCGGACATGCTGGCCGATCACGACCGTACCGTCCGTGAGGATCGGGCAGGGGCCTTTGACCTGATTCCAGAAGTAGTAAGCCGCGGTAACCGGAATCAGCGGGACGCCAGCCGGGACGCTGGTCCCTGTCGTCGGGTAAACGATGACGGCATCCTGCGGGTGCTTCGTGAAGGTGACCAGGCTCGTGGTGATAACCAGAGCCACACGGATCGGTTCGTGCAGTTGTACCGTGACCGTGTACGAGTTCGCTGCCGTCGCTGCCGGATGGCCCTTGACGCGATAAATATGGCCCTCGCCGGTCCCATCATTGACGTGCATAAAGCCGTCTTTATAGGCATCCTGTGCGATGGCTCCGCCGAACGTCACGGACAGGTTGGTCGCACCGAGGGCAACGGCGCCCGGCATGGCTTCGTCGTGGGCGTTGGTGTCAGGAACAGCGCTCTGTGTAATTTTGGCCGCAGCCAAAGCTACAGCGCCGTTCTTGGCGTAGGCGAAGACGCGACCGTCTTCGGTGAAGCGCCGGGAGCCGATAGTCTCTTTCTGTGTCGACGATTCTTCGTAGATGCCCTGGGAAAATCCCCCGATTTTTAAGGGTTTCGTATCCATGTGATATCCTCCTGCTGTGTAAGGGTTTATGGTGACCCAGGGGCTTTGTGTTCCCCTGGGCTTCCGTTTTTTATTTGCCGATCGTTTAGGTCAGACCGGTCTGTGCCGCCTGTGCCTTCCTGCGAGAACAGATGATATTACCGTCCCAAAAGATCTTCATCGACTTGGCCGCGAGGCCGGTGACGAGCAGATCTCCCCATGCGGTGCGGGTCATGAATCCATCCTTGTGAATCGCAAACCCGATATGATTTTCGTTGAGGAGATACAGGTGGCCGGTCGGACAGTAATCGTCGGCCGCGAGGATCTTCCCCTCGAAGACGACGTTGGTAAACCCGGCGTTGCAGGTGTCCTTGTCCTCGGTGAAGCGCTGCTGGGTCTGGAGGATGGCCGAGACCTGGTTAAACAGGGCCTCGGGCATGACGCCCAGGTTCGGCTTGCCCTTGGCTCCGTCGTTCACCTTGGCGCTGGAGGCCAGGGTCCGGATGACGGCGAGGGAAATGCCCGCAGCGTCGGTCGTGTTAACAGCAGCCCAGGGCGTGGTGAGGTCTGCCGAGACGAGGTCGTTCGGTACGATGTGGCCGTAGGCGACCGTGTCGGCTCCCAGGCATACAGACCCGAGGCCATTAATCTCCTCGGCGCCGTCGGCTGCAGATGCGTACAACTGCGTGGCCAGGATCTTGGTGAGCGATTCCTGGGCGCTTTCGATCTTCTCGGTGACGAGGCTGACTTCCGCGTACTCTCCGGCGTTCTTCATTTCGTCGGTGCGGTAGAGGGTCGCGTTGGAATAGGCATGCTTCCAATCGTAGTACGCGGCGTTGATATTCTGCCGGTCGTTGCTGGACAGGGTGGAGTTGCGGCTATAAAATCCCGCTTCCGCGCCGTCATAGCGCAGTCCGATTCGGATGTTTTCGCCACCAGCGGGGCGATCGAATAGGCCCTTCTTTTTGTTCATGAGACGGTCGAGCAGGAAGCTGGAATTGAAATAGATATCGACCGCTTTCCGATTGTCGGCTTTGAAGTAAGCCTTCGTGATTGCATTTAATTCAGTGAATGTAAGAGCCATAGTGTTCCTCCTTGATCAGGGGGTTGCTTAAGCGCCTGCGCCCTGCCTCATCGTGTGGAGCAGATTGGCGAGACCGGCCTTCAGTCCCCCATGTTGTTTGGTGTCGTTGAGTTCCGTGGCATCGCTGCCCGGTACCTGGATGCTTGCGGCGGGTCCTCCGCCTAAGACGTGTGCCTTCTGTTTGGACGCGATCCTGGCGAGAACTTCCTTCTCCGTGTCGGTCTTTGCCTTCGTGACGGCCTCCTCGATTTCTTTCGCGTGCTGCGTCTTCATGTCATTGACGACAAAGCGCAGATGCGCGGACATGGGGGTGTGACCGGGATGGGCATCGATGAATTTCTTGATCTCTCCAGTCTTCCATCGTTCATTAAAGTCGGGAAATTCTGCCGCGTGGCTGGCGTATTCCTTATTGATCGCGTCCTGCCGGGAGTGGGTCTCGGCGTTTTGACTGAGGTTCTTCAGCAGGTTGTGCGTGATCTTGGCTTCGAGGTTGGCCTCGTATCCCTTGGGATCGTTGGCCTGCCATTGGGCGAGCTCGTCCTCGGGCATGTTGGAGGTGTCCTTATAGGGGAGCTCCTCCGCCTTCGCTGGCTTCGGGGGCGGCTCGACAACTTTCGTCAGGATCTCCATCTGCGCCTCCAGGCGCTCCCTGGCGATTCGCTCCTTGTCCCTCTCCACTCGCAACTGCTGAAATCTTGGGTGCTGGTCGAAGCGAGTTTCTTCATCGCCCTTGTCAGTCCCGCCTTTATCCGCTTCGCCGGTTGTATCCTCCTCGGCAGGGGGTTTGCCTTTGTCATCACTCGCTGCGCCTTTATCGTCTGCGCCTGACGGGGTGCCTGCATCGTTGTCTGTATCAACGGTACTGGCATTGAGTGTGTCATCAGCATTGTTGGGACGATCGGAGCCGACGAGTCCTCCGATCTCTCCGGTCTCTGTGGCCGGTAGGCTGCTATTTAGCGTCTGGCTTCCCTCATTCGCTTCCATGTGGCTTTCCTCCTTTGGGGAATAAAAAAACCCCGACGGCTGGAGAACTGTTTCTCCAAACCGACGGGGCTTTAGTTAGCGTGGTCGATGTCCTTCGATGGGTGGCTCGGGCCTCTGCCAGAGCGTGCCGAAGAAGGCGCTATGTCTTTCTACATGTTAATCGTCTCACCTTTTAGGTATTTATCAAGCGCTATTGTTATTCCCTTGAGCGCCCTGTTTAATACCAATAAAACCATCCTCGCCTGCGGGCTAAGGTCAGGAGGCGTTAACCGTGAGGGCGCGGCTTTTTCTGAATGACTCATAAACTTCCTTCTTTGCTTTGGTCATGTCCACCTTCTCCGGCCGCTTGTAAACCGGGGGACCGCCCTTCTCGTTCTCCGCGTATCTGAGCCCTTCCGCCTTCAGGTAGCGGTTCAGGTTCGCTCGGGTGGGACGCTCTGCCAGTTCCCGGACGTGTGGCTTGTCGGATTTCCTGGCTGTGTCCGGATCCAGGAGCGCCTTGGCTGCTTCCCGGATGTGGACCGCGTCGTCGTTCGCTGTGTTAACGCGGCCGATGGCGATAATGCGCTTTGATTCGTTCCAGCACCAAGGGCAGGTGCTCTTCCAGTTGCCTGCGTCAGTCATTACGTCCACCTCAATTCGCCCGCATGCTGGGTTCTGGCATCGAAAGTCTACAATGATCATGGCGTTGTCCCCCCCTGACGTAAGTGCCGCAAAGCGGTTTCCCTCTGGAGATTGATTGTATATTTGTCGAGGATCCCCCTGGCTGTCGCGTATGAAGTACTTTTCTCAAAAGAAATGCCGGATTTCATAACGTAGACCAGGCGGCTAAGCTCCGCGCTGTCGCTATAGTGTAAAATAGCCGCTACTGCGGTCGGATCAACTACCGTCTCGTCAGGTTGTGACGTCGGCTGCGGATTGCCCATGGCAGCGTAGGATGCGAGGGCCCCCTCTGCTTCCTGGATTGAGCATAATATCGATTCATACCCACCAGCGGTCATCATGATTTGTATTTCTCTCTGCTTGTCCTTGTGATGGCTTGCCCTTGACCGCTTAACCACTCGTATAGATTCGATTCGGTCAATGAGTACCGCGAAATCCTTAAATCGATAGATCATAACTGTTCCCCTTCCTGCTTTTAAAGTACCCTAACTTTCGGAGCGCCTCGTCATCGCTGAGGCCTCCGTCTACTGTCATGATGCAGAATCGCTCCTGCGTCTCAATCGATGCCCTGATGAGGACCAGGGGGATTGGGTTGTCGGTGGTTTGGGTCATTCCCCAGGCCCCTTCTCCTTCTGGTCCTTAAAGGACTTGAATTTGTCCTCGCCGTCCATGGGTTCGATGCCGATCTTGTGAATCTCGAATTCGGCCCGGGTGTTCTCCTCCGCTTTCCCATCGACCCTTTCATTCTGGTTCTTCGACCGACTGATCACAACGGCCTCAATCTCCATCCGGACCTTGGTCTTCGCCGGGAGGTCTTCATAGTCGATATCCAGTTTCTTTAACTGGTCGGCATCGAGGCTGATCGTAAGCGGCCAAATGTAGTCGGTTGTCGTGCAGCATTCAATTGCCCCGTTCTTCTCGCCCTTCTTCGGTGTCACTTTGACGTTTGCCATCTTCATGGGTGTGTCCTCCTTGTTATTCCTTCTTTCCGTTTTTCAGGATGTACGCGAGGCCATCCGCCTCCGTATTAATGCCGATTGATTCCGGGTCGATCCCCGTCTTCCGCATGAAACCCTCCATCCAATAGGTGGGGTGATCCTTGGACTTTAGGGGCTTCCCTTCTCCCGTCGATGACGGCCAATGAAGCATGCCGTCTTTTTTGTTTCTAACCGTTGGCGTAATCCCGGCATCAAAAGCCGACCGATAGTCATACTTGTCTGTATTCAGGTCCGGCTCCTCTCCGTACTTTTCTTTATACTCCCCAAACCATTGCGTCCCGCGGATCCATTCCTGGAACTGCGCCTCTTTATTGGGGACAACTGTTCCGTTCTGGCTGGGGACTATCACCTCCGGGCCCTTCTCTCCTACCAGGTACGGTTTGCCTGCTGTTACGGGACCGCCATCTGCCCGGGCGCCCATGGGCTGCATTTCCGCGTCCAGGTTGCCTTCCTTCTCGTTATTGCTAACCAGGCCGGCCTCGTTGTACCCGGCGGGGAGCGCCTTGCTGTCGGGCGTGGGGGGCGGTGGGACCGTGTCCTCTTCTTCCGGGACGACGGCCGGGGTAATATCTACGAGCGGAGGCCTGGGCGTTGGTCCGGCCTGTGGCTTCAATTCGCCTGCGGGCTTCTCAGGGGGCTTTCCCTTGTCTTTCAGGATCGTCTCCGCTGCCTCTTTAGCTCCCGGCATGTTGACGGGCGTTGCAGCTTTCCGGGCCATGGTGATGTCGTTGACCGTCCGGGCTTCCTCCATGGCGAGCTTTTTGTTGTCGAAATGGACACCTGCCAGGGCTACTCGCTGCCCGACCTTCTCTGATTCAATCTTCGCGCTGACGAGTTCCGCTTCTTTCGCAACGAGTCCGATCTCTGCCCCGGTCTTCTGCGCCTGGGCATTCTTCGCGGCAGCTTCGGCCTTCTTGACTTCAACTTCTGCCTGCTCGGCCGGTGGCGTCTGCTGCTCTGGGTCGGGCATGCCGGCCATGGCTCGGGCCATCTGCTGAATGAATACCTGAAAGGGCGGAAGCTGTCCGTCCTCGATGGCCTTCGCTATCTCCTTGGGCTCCATGACAGCGACCTGCCCAAATAGCTGCAGGAGCGGCTGGGGTACGCCCATGGCGCCCAGGTTGGTCATCACCTGGCCAACGGGTCCGGCGTTCATCCTCTCGATGATCTCCTTGCGTCCGTTTACTCCGAGCTCCTTCAGGGTGTACGGCCGGTCCACTACACCTTTTTCGTATAGATGCATGGCCTCCTCGCGCTTCTGGACGTTAGACGTCGGGAGGGTGGAACCGGAAACGACCGTCAGCCGACAGGGGATGATCAGGTCCGAGCCCTTGATCTTCTTCGCGACCTTGATGCCGTTCTCGTCCTCGTAGCTGATGTATCGCTCCTCCGTGTAGAAGTTCTGCGCCATACTGATAAACATGCGGCCGATGTCCCGGCACAAGCGGCCGTAACTCCTTGTCTTGCCTCTCATCATGGTCTGGTTGCGTTCCTGGATGATGGCCAGGGCTTTGTAGGCGATCACGTCCCCGGCGTTGTTCCCTCCGGATGATTTCTGATCGGCCTCGAATGTCCCGGCGACCAAGAAGTACAAGTCCTTGAATAGGGTGACGGATGCGACGATGTCGCTGTCTCCCTGGGGGACCGTGAGCCAATGGATGGCGTTGGCTTCCTCGGCGTTGACCGGATTGATCACCGAGACGTAATTCGTAAAGGCGTCGTTGTCTACGCCACTTGTTAGCGGGTTGACGATCTTCTTTCGGATGGCCGTATCCTTCTCGAGGATCAACTGCGAGAGGGATTTATTGGTTTCGAAGTTCAGCCATTCCAATTGTTCCAGGTCCGAGGATCCCCAGGCGTTGACGCTGTCCTTAATGCTGTTGGCCGCGGTGAAGGGATATTTATCGAAGAGATAGGTCATCTGCGCCTTCTTATCGTCCAGGTCGTCGTTGACGTTCGGGTTGCTGACGTCCTCCAGGACCAAATCGCCGTTGATGGCGACGACCTTCCGGATGTTCCCCCGGTATTTGGATTTCGTGTACTTGACCTTCCCGGGTTCGTCCTTCTCCTTCTCGTCTTTGGCGTTCTTCTTGTCCTCGGTTGCGCTGGTGTAGTCTTTGCACCAGATCTCGCAGACAAGCGCTTCTTCCTCGTTAATCTCCTGGGCGCTTTTCCAGTTGAAGAGGTTCCTGGCGATACCGGCCAGGGTGGTGATGATGTTCTTGGGTGCCTTTTTGCTGGACGTCCCCTCGAAATCCCGGCGCTCGTCCTTCAATTCTTCGATGATGTCGCTGTCGGGTTTAATCTCGTCGGCGTGGTCCGGGTATTTCCGCTTCAGGTCTCTCACCGCCATGGGGTAAAAGTGGAGAACGGCCGCTGCTTTCTGGATATCGCGGGGGTTTCTGATGGCCTTGGTCGGGTACCATCCGAAGTGGAAGGGATCCACAATGCAAGTTTCGACTTCTCCCAGGGGGCATTCCTCCGTGTTAAAGATCACCTTGGCAATGGCGATGCCGTATGTCTCCCCGTTCCGCACGTTGCTGTCGAAGATGTCCTGCTGCTCCTGGTCTACCCACCAAAAACTGGCGGCTTTCTGCAGGAGCTCGAAGGCCTGGTCTTCCTGGTCGTTGGCCGGCGCTCCATCGTCGGCGTCAATAAGCTGGGTCACTTCAAACGTGGGGTCATTGTCGGTGAGCATGTTGCAGGTCCGCTGGACATGGACGTGGCAGAGGTTGACGCTGACTGTCGGCACCTCGACGGTGCTTTTGAAGTGTTTGTTCCGGACGAGCTCGTGGTGTCGGCAATACTTCTCCGGGAGCCCCTGGGCGTTCTTGTCCTCGATCACTTCGTGGAGGATTTCAAAGACCCTTTTGCCTACCTCGGGATCTCCCTCTGGCGGGAGCAGTTCGTTGCTTGCCTTCTTCTTGTCGTCTGACATGGTGCCTCCTATTCGTTGCAGGCGATCGCTTTGTTCGCCCACATGATTGCTTCTTCCAGTTTCGTGATGGCCAGCGACTTCTCGCGGCTCTCCGGGCATAAGGTGTTGATCGCAACCGCCAGGGCCTTCCCCTCCGTCCGGAGGATCTCATACTTTGCGGGCTGTCCCTCTTTCGGTGCGTGGTATGTGAAGCTGTTGTCGATCTGTTCTTTCAGCATGGTTGATCTCCTATCCTTCCAGCGCCCGCTTTTCGCGGCGCCTGTCTGATCGTCTGTGGTTCTTTTTGTGTAGTGCCATCTGGACGCGGTTATATTTCTTCCCGCAGATTTCACAGGTGAGGAGCTTGTCTTCCCATGCTTCCTCTGGTTCCTCGGGGATCTCGGCTTCCATCTCCTCTTTGTCTTCCAGGGCTGGGAGCATGGAGGCCACCACTTCGTCCTGGGCGTCGGTGGGGATGTAATGGAGCCGTCTGCTTCCGTTGGGTCCGGCGATCTCGATTCGGTCCTGGCCGATAAAAGGTCGGAATCTGCAATGCGGACAGCGCATCCACTCCCACTCGGCGCTGGGATCAAATGGCGGCGGGTATCCATGGTACTCGTCCTGGGACAGGAACATGCTGCCGGTCATGGGTAGGCGTAGGTCTCCCAGCCTGGCGGTGGCTATCTTTTCCTTGCAGATGCTGCAGTATACTGCGACGACGGTATCCTTATTCACTTCTTAATCCTCCTCTATTGTGGGGATGCGTACTTCGCCCTTCGGCAGTGGCGGTCTGAGCGCCCTGATATAGGGGTCTTCTTGTAACTCCGTGGGGATAATGGGCGCCTTTATCGGCTGGACCTTGGCGATTCCGGTGCGAGGCCCTGGTGCTTGTGGTCCAGATGCCTGGCCCATACGAAACCCGGCGAACAGAAATGCCAGGAAAACGGCTGCGAGGGCGGTTACAATGAGCATTCCGATAAGAACATCAATCAACGTCATGGTATAAGGTCTCCTTTTCTTTAGGCATAAAGCGCATCATGTCCTTCATACTTGCAGTGGGTTCTGGATCCGGACGCCTTAGAATCATGTCGATGTGGCGTTCAGCCTCTGTCTTGTATTTCTTTTCCTTCTTGTCTGTTCCTGCCATGTCTTCCATCATCTTTCCGACAATCGAGAGGTTGTCGACCTGGTCGTCGTGTTCGCCCTTGGGGAAGCGTCTGATCTCGTGTTCCAGGGGTTGCAGCCATTCGGGTTGGTCTACGCCTCGCTCCGGGAGGATTACGAGCCCTTGTCTGGCCCTGCCCTGGATAGCGCGGCCGTTCATCATCTTGTCTTTATTCATCGGGATTGTGTCCTGGATGTTCAGGATCACATTCTCCTCGATCATCATCTTCTTCAGGAAGGGGCCGATCGTCCGGATGATCATGTCCTTCTGGATCCCCCACATGAGGGGTTTGTAGTCCTTCTGTACCTGGAGCATCTTCGTTGCCGTCTCGTATGAGTCCCATCGTCCTCTGATCACATCGAGGACGTAAATCCTCCCGCCCTCCCCTACGCCGACAACCATGATGCTGGTATAGTCGGCGGTCTGCCGCTCGCTCAAAGCGCAATCGATGGCCGCATAAATCCGGAGAATCTCCGGCCGGTTGCGGTACCGTGGAAACCAGGCCAACTGGAAATAAGCGTTGTCGTTCTCCGGGCTGGGATCGAGCAGATACTGGCAGGAGAATATGTACTCTCCGACCGTCGGGTCAGTCCGGAGGCTGTTGAGCTTTTCCAGGTCGAACTGCTCCGGCCAAAGCGCAGCGCCGGTGATTGGATCGATCGCTGGCCGACGGTATATAGTGTACCCGGTTCCTGGTTTGGACATGTCGCAATGAAGATCGCCGTCGTCATAGATCGTTCCGGCGATTTGGATGTTTCCCCCTGTTTGCAAGATCGAGGACCGCATGAGGCCATAGGCGTCCCTGTTTTTATCCATCTGAGTGCGTGTCGTGCAGGTCTCCGGGGTGACGATGTCGTCGCATTTGATAGTCGGGAAATGGAGGCCAGTCGGCTGGTTTTCGAGGCTCGTTGCAAGGAAGGAAGGTTCCTGGCGCCCATCGTGGAGAGGCATGATGAATTCTTCGTCGGTCCACTTCGGCGCATCTTTGAAGGGATTGGCCCATACCAGGTCGGGAAAGAGCTCTCGTAGGGCTTGGTTCTTCTCCAGGTGCCATTTGATGGCTCTGGTCTTTTTTGTGGCTCGTTTGAGGGCGTCACAAACAATGGCGATGGGTTCCGCTGGTCGGTTGAGGTACGTCTGGATTGATCCGCTGATGGTGAAGATCTGCGTTTTGCAGTGGCCCCGGGGGAGCAGGTAAAGGCTGAGGTTGATCCCCTTCTGGATCTCGTGGCAGAAATCCGTATGAACCGGCGATGTAAGCCAGGTGTACCCGAGTATAACTTTCGCCAGAAAGTAGAGATCATGCTTTGCTATCTCCCGGATCAGCGTTCGACGGTGCTTCGGGTCCCGCAGGGAATCCAAAGCCAGACAATATCTCTCGAAGTACGGGTCCGATCTCATCATCGAGGCTATGTTTATGCTCATGCTTTCCGCCTATCTCTCCTTCGTGTTTCAGGTTCTCCTGGCGTATCCATCCCGCTCTGCGTTCCAGGAAAAACTTCATAGCCTCCAGGTCTCCGGCTGCGGCTTTGTTGTATAGTTTGTTGGCGATCGCGGCGACACCTCTCGCCCGCCCATGCGCGAGGGCCTGCGTAAATTGCGCTTTTTGTCTCTTGTACTTATAGAAAGTGGTGGTGCTGATATTTAAATAATCAATGATTTCTTGGTCAGTTAGACCTTGTGCGGCGAGGGATATTAGTTCTTTTTCCTCGATCTCGATGGGTTTGCGTCCGGCCTTGGCCATGACTGTATTTCGCTCCTTTTTGGCATCTTTTACCTAAATCTTGGCGCATTTTTGCCATTCAACAAGCATTATTTGACATATCTCGGAGTGGTCTTTTTTTGTGGGGGGGATTTATTGCGCCTGCAACTTCCTGATTTGATGCGTCTATTAAAGAAACTGAGATATATTTCACTATTCCTTGCGGAAATAGCTTGCATTGCTTTCATTCGCAAGCTATAACGGGGCCGTCTTCTGGTATTGTTTATCAATTCAATAACTTAAACTTTATGGAGGTGTGGTCATGAAAACGAACGTATGTGATGTCTGTTATTGGTCCTCTGGTCTCCTGGTTAAAGCGTCCCATCGGACTACTATCAAAGAAGGCTCCGGGTTTGGCCGAATCGTTTATGATGTCTGCCCGGACCATCGCAATTTTACAAAGGGCCTTTCCTTCAAAGACGCTCAGGATAAAGTGAATGGTTTGTTCTCTGGTTCCCAAAGGAGGGAGGGCTAATGGAACGCGAATTCAAATCCTCTCCTCGTGGTCGTATGGTCCTGGCTGCTCTGCACAGTCTTCATTGCTTCCATCCGGAATGCGCTCCGGCTGGTGCGGTCCCGGCCTTTGTCCTCACAAAGCAAACATATTGCGCGGCCTGTCACGAGCCGCTGTATAAAAAAGTCAAAGGGGGTCCTAATGGAAAAGATTAAAGGCGGCGTCGGTATTTTGTTTGTCCGGGATGTGGACCGGGGTCTCATGGCCGAGGTTCGGGCACTCGCGGTTCTACGTGATCTCCCGATGCGCATGGCGGTTGAGGATGCCCTGCGAGATTATGTCAACAAGCTGGCTCCGTGGGGCCAAAAGGAGGGGGAATAATGTTCTGCGTAATGTGCCAGGTGCCTGGTGGGGTGACGGGTACTCGTCAGGGCTTTCTTAAAGATCCCAGCGGCGAGGTTGTTGAGTTCGAGTTCCGGGAAGCTGCCGAGAAGGAAGCTCGGCGGCGGTCCGAGAAGCGGAATGCCAGCAATGGGTGTGCTTCTTTCCGCTATTGGGTTGAGGAGGTGGCATAATGGCAAAGCATTCGCTCGAAAATTCGCAGTGTTGTCTGGTGTATGACGACGAGAAAAAGGAAATCTTCGGCCAGGACCGTACTGATCCGTACAATGACCCGGCGTTCTACACGAAATCTAAACGCGGGCTGGCAAAAGCCTGGAACGCTATGCAGACCTTGTGGACCGTCGAGACCTCGATGCATGACGCTCTGGTAATCTGCCAGGCTCATAAAATCCGGACGCATTATTGGTGCATGGTGGATTGATCGTCTCCTGGGGTTCGATAAAAAAGGCGCCTTCCTTGTTGGGTTGGCGCCTTTGCTGTTTCTGTCATTGTGCGGGGCAGGCTGACAACTTAAGCGAGCAGCTCGTTCAGTAACGCCCGCAGCTTCTTTTCCCTGGTCTTGGGGTTAGATGCCAGGATGCCGTAGATCTTCGTCACGAGTCGATCGCGGTAGATGGGATTGAATTCCGGGTTTTCGTCCGGTTCGCTTAGTCCGTTTCCCGGGCTGGTTTCTGTTTCGGGATCTGTTTTGTCACATTTGCAAGGATTGCCGTCTGCTCCACAGGCGCCTTCTTCTTGGCCTCTTTTGAAGTAGAATCCGCTATAATTAATTTCTCCATAGAGCGGCTCTTCCCTATTTTTGTAATTACTTTGGTTTATTAATATTCGGGCCATCTGCTCTAATTCAGCGACAACTTCCTCGAGTGTCTCCCCTCGCCTAAAAAAGCACAAGGCGCCGAATCCATCCATCTGAATGGTCAGAAAACCATCCCCATACCCATCCGGGAGCAATCTAATTTGGTTGAGCCCTTTCATCCCTTCTCCTCCTCTACAGGTATCCCCTTGGCCGTGTAGCCTCCCATCAGCGATGGCCTGGTCCCTTTGACATCGATCGTGTATTCCCCCTCTTTGACCAAGAATCCCAGGTCGTAGTCCGGAATGTCCTCGTTCTCCTCGACCCTGATCACTTCAAACTGCGGGGAGGCGCCCATAATAACCAAGAATCCCCCGATGGTCACCTCCGCTTTCAACGGGAGTAGGTGCATCTTGCTGATGAGATTGGCGAAGACCTGCGGGTTCTGGTGAATCTCTGCGAGCTTAAAGGTAATCGTCCCCAGGCGTCTCAGGAATGACGGGTCCATTGCGAGCTCCGGCGCCGACGTGTAATCGCCTGTAAAGAATAAATCCGCCTTTACTCCAGTGACCTGCCCGACCATGTCCTTGATAATCCAATCGCTGGGATTGATGGCGACCATTAACCCGTCGTAGGTTTTAATCCATCCAGATCCGCTTTCCCCCAGGATGATGCCCTGGTTGGTTGTCGCCTCGGGGTTCTGCTCATCGATCCCCTGCCATTGCTCTGCGTTGATAATTTTTCCCTTGCTCTTGAATATCATGCTTCCTCCTTCTCTGCGGTTTTGCCGGTGAACTGTTCCCAGCGTTTCACAATTACATCATTGTACCTCTCATCCAGTTCGACCAGCCTGGCGCATCGTCCTAACTGCTCCGCTGCCATGAGAGTGGTCCCTGATCCTCCGAAGGCGTCCAGGACAATTTCGTCCTTGAATTCCGAGGTGCTGTTGCCGATCATCGATGCCACCAGGCCGATGGGCTTCATCGTTGGATGAAGATCATTTACCTGCGGCCGGTTCTCCCGGAAGATCGTCGTGGGGATCTCCTTCAATAGTTGGTTGATCATGGCGATGAGGTCGTCCTTCGCCATCTTCTGTAGGTCGACCGGGTCTTCGATCACGGTGGTCAGGGTGAAATCCTCGCAGAAATAATGCGCGGCTCCTTCTCTCCAGCCGTAAAGAATCGGCTCGTGCTTCCAGTTGTAATCGTTCCGGGAGAGGACCGCGCTGCTCTTGATCCATATCAAGCTCTGGCTCACGTGGATCTTCGCGTCGACCAGCGCCTTCCGGAATTCAGCGGAGTTGATATCGGCGTGGGCGACGTAGAAACATCCCCCTGGCCTCGTGTGCATGGCCATGTTTTTAAATGCGTCCTGGAGCATGGTCTGGAGTCCCGCTCCTCGGAGCTCATCTCCGGCGATCGCCTTGTGCTGGATGCCTGACCGGGCCTTGTTGAGGAAGTCGTTCTTCTCGGTGTAGCTTACTCCGTAGGGAGGATCGGTCCAGACCATGTCGGCCTGCTCCCCATCCATAAGCCGGTCGAGGTCTGCGGCTACTGTGGCATCCCCACAGATGAGCCGGTGTCGGCCGAGTATCCAGACGTCGCCCTTCTTGGTGATGGGGTTTTCGATCTTGTCCCTTTCCTCGGGTCCATTGAGGTTGTCCTCCTTGATGTTCCGGCCTTTGACGACCGGCGCCATGATGTCCCGCAGTTCGTCCTGTGTGAAGCCGAGGAGGTCCATGTCGAAGTCTCCGGCGTCAAGCTGGCCCAGGAGGTCGGCCAGACCCGGGAGGTCGAATTCTCCGCCGTGTTCGTTGGCTGCGATGTTGGCTGCGATCTCTTTCTGCGTGTCCCAATCCACTTCCCGGTATGTCCATCTGCCGTAGGGGGTCTCGACGTATCCCTGGGCGACGGTCCCGACATTGTCCTGGTGTGGTTCCTTGGTAATTTTCCAGGAGGGATCGAAGTGTTTGCATCTCTGGTGACCGCCAATAAGTGTCCCGGTCTTTACGTTGCGGACGACCCCGGAGAGGTCTCCGAATTCCTTCATGGCCTTGCCCAGGGCTTCCAGCTTCCAATCGCTGATTTTCCTGGGGTTGTACTTTGCTGGTGCCAAGTCCTTTACCTGCATGCGTCCCCCTGTTTTAGTCCTTCTCTAATCTCAATTAATTGGTCGACGGTCCACTTGCAGACCGCCCTCGCTGCCTGGGTGATGGTGCCCATACGCTCGGGACCCAAAAAGCGGGCCTCGATCATTTGGCGAAATACTGTCGGGTGTTTCTCCGCCTCTCGGTGATCCCCTGGGCAAAGGGTGATCCCGTTATCGAGCATGTAACGGCTCCCATGGTTGCCACGGCCCCATATGTGGTGCGCCTCCATATCGTCCCCGTACCTGCTGCAGCCAGGATATTGGCATTGATACCCGTCCCGTTCCTTGATTCGCTTGCGCCATAATTCATCACATTGGTCCTCGAGTGTTTTTTTGCTGGGGGTCTTCACCGCTTCGCTGCTGGCTTCCGGTAGCCATCCAAGAGCATCTCCATTACTTCCATGTCCGACATGCCTGCCAGCGCATATAAGGTTTTGATTGCACGGCCGTTGTCAACACACCAATCGTGCGGTGTGTAATGTTCCATTTTGTACCCCTCCTTGAAGTGCCGTCCCTCGTTTATCCCGGCGCTCAGTTTGTCCCGTCTTTTTTCGCAGAGCGACAGGCGGGGGCGGACGGCTTCCTGCTCGATCCTCTCTCCGTCATGGCTCCCGCCGACGATTACGTAGGTTTGCATCGGTTCCTCCTCGCTGCCTTCGCCTCCATCCGGGCCTTCTGCTTCTGGCGCCTGGCTCGTTCTTTCTCCCCCTGGTGGCGAACGTGGGGTTCTTTGAACGTGGTCATCTTGGGCATTCCTCCCGGTATCAGTCCTGCCATTAACGATCCCATCAGGAGTGTTGAGTTTCGGCGCCGGTCTCCGGAAATTACGCGGACCACATTGTCGCTATCGTCTGAATTGCTCATGCTGTGGCTACCTCCAGGTCATCTTTCTCCAGTTCTTCGACAGTCATCTTCAGCCGTTTGGCCAAGCGCTCGAAGTGTGTTCGTATCCACTCGGCCATTTTCATCCCTTTGCTCTCCTCCGCTCGCCGCTCATACCTGGGCTTCGCCAGGAGCCATTCTTTCCAGAGTCGGTCCATCTCCGCGAAGTAGATGTGATTCCACTTGATGTACCAGGCTTCCCGTTCCGCGATGGTCGATCCTTTGGGGTATCGTTCTCCCACCACAAGATTTGCGTGTTTTACGGCATAGGGGATGAAGCGGTTTCTTTCCTGGCAGTATTGCTCATCCATTTCTTGCTCCTTTCAGGGTTGGTTGATGGTTGTAGGTTTTCCGTCAGGCGGGTGAAGATCCTGCGGAGACAATAAGATCGGCCCAGGGATATTACCGTAAACCAGGCGCCTATCCAGAGGTTCGTCCGGAGGGGTACGTGGATGCCAAACCAGGGGAAGATGATCACTTGAGATGCGATCGCTACTCCGTAGCCGGCCAGGACGTTGGTGATGGATTCCAGGGCGCTGTGCTTTTTCTGCTGCATTGGTTGTCCTTTACACGAGGAACCGGTCCCGAAGACCCAGATTGTCGATTACGTCGTCGAGACTGCGAGCGACGAATCCGATTCCTCCATTTTGCCGGATGTTATCCAGGAATCGCTCTTGCTCAGGGCTTACTTTCCCAATTTTCGTCTTGATTTCGATGCCCAGGAACTGTCCCTTGTAAATCCCCAGGATGTCCGGGACGCCTTTCGTCCCCATCATTCCGCCCCAATTCTTCCAGTGGAAGATCTGTAGGCTGCTCAGTAGGTCACGGATGCTCTTAGTGATCGCGGCCTCGGTGTGGGGTGCTGGTGGTTCCTTCTTCTTCCGCTTCAGTGTGTTCATTCTATGGCCTTCCTCCGGCGATCATTTTTAATTCCGGCTCATGTCCGATTTTGACGATCTTCGTCTGCTCGATTCCGTTCTGCCCCTCGTGGATCCCGGGAAGGTATCGAGGGTGTCTGTCGCTCTTGGCCATGATCGAATAAAGGCGTTCGAATTCTTTCTGCTTCCACTTGAGTTCGGCATCGAGCCAATTACCTGCGTCCGGCCATCCCCCGAGGAATTGAAGTACCGAATGGATGATGGGGTCTTCAAACTGGACGCTCTCGTATGCCCCTATCCGTCTTATCGCCATAATGGTCTCGATCCAGGCGGTGGTGGCCTGGTCCTCAGTCGTCCCCTGTATCTCCTGGATGATCTCCGCGGGCTTTGGGAAGCTGGGGTAAACGCGGCCGATGATCATTTTTTTGACGGCCATCTCGATGTCCTCGATGTGGTATGTGGTCAGGGCGTTATAGTAGATGTCCACTTTTAGGGCGGAGATCGCCTTCCCTCCGTCAAATACCTCAGCCAGGGATGCCATGCATTTGGCGAATTTAACCGAGTCTGTCTTGTTCAAGGGGTTCCTCCTGCTTGTCGTTGAGCCATTGTTTGATGCCCGAGAATTTCGTGGGCATTGGCGAGTATTCGTCTTCCCATCCCTTGGCGTTTAGCCAGGTGGCTGGGTATGGGATGTATTGCCCGCCCTCCTTTGTCCAATCCTCTGATCGTGTTGCCATCGATATCGAGGTGATCATTCGTTCCAGTAGGGTATTGTCTGGCTTGATCTTAAGGAAGGCCCTCTCCGCGTCTCCCTTCTTTCGTTTTTTCGGATATGCGGTCCAGAAGATTTCAAACCTTTTGACCATAAGTGTTTCTGTTTCTGTTTCTGTTTCTGTTTCTGTTTCTGTTTCTGTTTCTGTTTCTGTTTCTACGCGACACTCTCGCGAGTCATTCGCGAGGATATCGGGAGGCGGGTATGGATTCCTTTGTTTTGACGGATGGTCTACTTTTTGGTGATCAAGGAAGTGTTTGATATAAAAAAAGGTTTCGTCGTTATGCTTAAAGGGGATGATCATCCTGGAGGCTTCTATCTCTACAATCCATTTCTTAAATTCCGATATTTTGAGGTCGTCATCGTAGGGGAAGAGTTGGGCCTTTAACCAGGATGGGTGTCCCTTCACTATTCCATAGTCATCCGAGGCACTCCAGAGCCCGATGTAAGTCAATCGAGCCTCTCGCGAGAGTTTCGCGAGCTTCTCATCCGACCAAAATTCTGGCTTTATAGATCGTGTTCTTGGCATCTCACACCTTCCTCATTGGTGTCCTCATGGTTAATGGGGGAGGCCCGGTGAGGAGCCGGGTGTTCGGTTATAAGCCTATCCCCCATTTTACAATCCATCTCCATCATTCTCCGCTCGGCGCCTACAAGTCCAGCACAGGCGGAAATCATCATATTCCCCTATCTCGACAATGTTTTTGCATTGCTCTCCCGTTACCGGGTCCCATCCTATGCATCGCCTCGTCCGGCCGCTTGTCTTCTTCCTTCTGTCTGTGATCCTCGGTCCGGTCATGCCTTTCTCCAAAAATATTAAAAAATAATATTCCCATGTTGCTGGGCTTCACTTTTTTTGATATTTCTGTTCACAAAAGCGGGATCTTTGGCAATTTCATGGGAAAGCAGGCATTTAATGGCAAGGGAGGCGGCGTCGGATCTTTTTCGGTGATGCTGATAGCAGTAATCATCCAAGGCTTTAAGAAGGGGTGCTTCGATTGAGATGGTTAAATTCTCAATATCGTCGCACTTTGGCATGGATTCCCCCTTGCATTTCTGACGTGTTTTCGATAGGAAATAAAAGATCCCGGATGGAGACTGCTCCTCCGGTTTCCTGTTCTATTTTAAGGGCTAACTTCCGGCCAGGGAAGGCCGCTTGCTGGCAGAGATTGTTTATATAATTCTTTGTCGTCCCAATTTTGCGGGCGAATTCTTCTCGGTCTCGTTTTGCAAGGTATGTTTTTAAGTCCATGGGTACGGTAAACCATAATTGTTTTCGCAAGTCAACTATTTTTATTTACCGGAGGCACCATGAAAATATCGGAGCTTAAAAAAATCAATCTGGAGCGGCTCTGCCAGGAGCAAAGAGTCGCCTCCGGGCGGCTTTTCTGTTTTAAATCCCCATCTAAAAATAGTTTACTTGTGGTCAACCTTTTTTGTTGACATGAGTAAATGGTTATGGTTTACTGCCCTCAACAATACGAAGGGGGTAAACATGCTGACATATCAATCGTGCGAAAATGTCCTCTGGTCCCGAATCAAAAAAGGGGCCGTCATTGTCTTTATGGCTACCGTTATTGGCGTGGCCGTCTATCACATCATCATTCCCGGGTTGAAGTTAATAGCCGCCGGCGCTGAGAAACCCAATATTGAGCCTGCGGTTTTAACTGGCGCGGAGCGTGCCGAGCATTACCGGCTCCTGCGGAAGCATGGTCTGCTCGGTGACGTCTCGGCCATCGAGATCGGCAAAAACGGGCAGCTTTTCTTCTACCGTGACGGCAAGCGCTGCCGGTTCATTTAGGGGTTAGGCTATGACGTCCGCCCATCAGGATTACATCGACGGTTTCCCTTCTGTTACAACGGTTATTGGCACGGTCTTCAAGCATTGGTTTAACTTTGACCGTATTCCGGAGGACATACTGGAGGCTGCTAAAATACGGGGGACCGATGTGCATGCCATTTGTGCGGGGATTGCGCTGGGCTTCCCTCCCCTGTCTGTCCCGGCCGAGTATCAGGGCTATATCGATTCGTTCCTCCGCTGGCGCGATCTCATGGTTGATGAGGTTCTCCTGGTGGAGGAGCGTCTCGTTGATCCTGTCCTGGGCTATCATGGGACGCCGGATCTGCTTATCCGGTCTCGTCAGGGTGAGTTGATCCTGCCGGATCTTAAAACGCCAGCGGCTTTGATGCCGACCTGGAAGTGGCAGCTACCCGCTTATGATCATCTGGCAAAAGAAAACAAAGGATTAAAAATCGATCGCTGTGGTTCCCTACGACTTAAAGCGGATGGTGGTCCGGCATCGATGGCATATTATGAGGACAGGGACCGGCGCCGGAATTTCATGGTGTTCCTCTCTGCCTTGACTGTTTACAAAAACGCGGCTTGAAAGGAGGTAAGGTTATGAGTTTTGGTGCTTTATTGGAGCAGGAAACATTGCGGGATGAGGGTATCGGGCAGGAATCAGCGCCCGATGAGGTGGTAGACGCGACGTTCATGGCGCCGGTTGTTTCGGCTTCGATGTCCCTGGACGCGGTTAAGCCGAAGTTCCGGGATCTGGTCGCCGGGGTGGATGCGATGGTGGCCCAGGCGCAGGGGATGAAGGTCTCCTCGGTAGGTGATGTGCAAAACGCTACGGCGCTGGGTGTCGATGCGAAACGGATTGCTAAGCTGATCGAGGCAAAAAGGAAGGATGTCATTGCTCCCTATTCCGAGTTTGTGTCGTCCGTGAATAACTTCTGCTCGTTGTTCATGGAAAAGCTGGTTCTTAACGCGAAGAAGACCAATGGCTCTTGCATCGAGGCAATTCTAAAACCGAAGATCCTCGGATATCAGGCCAAGGTCGAGTTGGAGCGCCGCAAGAAAGAGGAAGAGGCTCGGCGGATTAAGGACGAATTGCAGGCAAAGCTCGATGCCGAGGCTGCGAAAATGAACCAAAAGGCCGAGGAAGAGGCTCGGCAAAAGGCGATCGCGGACGCCCAGGCTGCTGGTGCTGGTGCGGTGGAAACGGCGGAGGCTGTCCAGGCTGCGGTGGCGGTGGCGCAGGAGAATAAAGTTGAAGCTCCTGTTGTCCCGGATCTCGTTGTCCCCCAAAATTCCGCCCCTGTCCGGACGGAGAACGGTGGCGCGGCCTACGGTGCCAAGACTTGGGTGTGTGTGATCGTTGACCCGTCTCTGGTTCCTCGGGAGTTCTGCGCTCCGGTCCAAAAGTTGTTGAATGATGCGGTCAAGCAGGGTGTCCGGTCCATTGCCGGGTGTGAAATCAAAGAGGAACAGAGTCTCCGGTTCCGGAGCTAATCACAAAAATAAAGGGGGTTTAAGATGGAAAGCAATGCGTTAGCGGTACAAAATGGCCAGAATCTTCCGGTGGAGCGTGCGAATTCTTTATTCTTCGATGTCGCTCGGTTTGCCCATGCGAAGAACGTCGGGGAAATGCTGGCGAAATCCACCATGGTCCCGGATCATTTCAAAAACAACTTAGGGAATTGCGTCATCGCCTTGAACCTGGCTGACCGGATCGGGGTGGATGTCTTCATGATGATGCAATCGATGTACATTGTTCACGGTCGTCCGGGCATCGAGGGGAAGCTGGTTATCGCCCTGATCTCCGCCTGCGGCCGGTTCTCTCCGCTGGAGTACGATATTCAGAGCAGCGATAAGAAAACGGCGAAGGGGGTGTCCCGTCCGGATTCCTGCGTTGCCTTCGCTACGGATCTTAAAACGGGGAGGGTTGTTCGTGGTCCTGCTGTGACCTGGGAAATGGTGGAGGCCGAGGGTTGGAGTCTACCAAAAGGCGGCAAGGATGGCAAACCGCCCCAGCCTTCCAAGTGGGTGACGCTCCCGGATTTAATGTTCCGCTATCGGTCAGCGACCCTGTTCGGCCGTGTCCATTGTCCCGGCGCCATGTTGGGCCTGCGGACGACTGAGGAGATCGAAGATATCGAAATGATCGAGGTCGAAAATGGCACCTACGAAAAGCAGCCGGAGGCTCACTTGGCTGATGCTCCGGTTGTGAATGAGGTGTCTACGGAAAACCTGGCTACGGCTTTTGACGCTGCCGTCCCCGAGGGGACCGATATGGTTGCGCTGGAGGCCTTTGTCACCAAATATGCAGCTCATACAAAGCAGACGGCTGCAGAATTAAAGGCTGATGCCATGGCCGACCAGCCGGGTTTCTGGAAAGGGTTTTCTGCCTGGGTAAAGCAGGAGAATGCGAAAAAGGCCAAGGCCGCGGGTGCTGAAAAGAAAGCGGAGCCAGAAACGGCAACGGATCTCCTGGCGGATCGCTTTGAATGTCCGAATGGTGGGTTTGTGACCCTGGCAATCTGTGCGGACTGCAAATCTAAAGTTGATGGACAGAATGTATTCTGCCCGGTTTATGCGGCGAATAAAAAATAAACCTCCTTATTTGAAGGCGCACGTCGGCTCCTGGCCTCCCTCACGGATAATAGGAGCCCACTGAAATCAACAGTTCTTTTACATGGGCGGGTGGCATCAGCGGCGACTGCAAGTGACTGTAAATCACTGACCCCTCGGGTAAACATCGGAGGTTCAATTCCTCCTCCGCCCACCATTAAATGTCACGGCGGCGTGGAAAGCAGACACGCTCATGATTACGCTCTAGGCTCCGTAAGTCCCGACGAGGTTGGTCGGTCAGCGGAGAGAACGGCAGGCAATTAACTTCGGAGAGCGTTCAGACCTGTCAAAGTAGCCGGAGTAGCGACCGGTCCGTGACACAAAATAGCCAGTGTCGGCGTGTCAGAAACGTCGGGTAAGCGAGAATGAGAAATCATCGCGGTTAATGGCAGGAAGCGTGATTCTGACTGAGCCGCTCTACCATTAACTAGGAGCCGGGTGGGGAATCCGGCACACTGGCTACCATAAATAGGTAACGAAACAGATTTCATTTCAAATCAAAGGAGGGAATCAAATGGTCAACAAGGTTCTTTTAATAGGCAGGCTCGGGCGTGATCCCGACGTTAAGTATACGCCGGATGGCACGATGGTTGTCAATTTCTCGATCGCTACCGGCGAGATTTATAAAAACAAGCAGGGTGAAAAGGTCGCTAAAACGGAATGGCATAAAATCATTGTATTCGGGCGGCTGGCGGAGGTCTGCGGCAATTACCTGGTCAAAGGGAAGCTGGTCTTCATTGAGGGCAAGCTGCAGACGCGGACCTGGGACGATAAAGACGGCAACAAGCGGTCTTCGACCGAGATCCTGGCTTATAACATGCAGATGCTGGAATCCAAGGGCCAGGACGTGGCTGATGATAGCCATGGTCCGGCTGGTGATTACCCGGCTCCTGCTCCTGACGATGACGTCCCGTTCTGAGGTCGCCATGGGCTATCGTAATATACCACTCGAAATTAAGCGCGAATACGGCGAGCCTTTGTCCGAAGTCATTAAGGGATATGCATTGATGGGGTATTCTAAGCGGGCGGTCGCCTCGGCGCTGGGGATTCACGAAGTAACTATGGGGCGGTGGGTAGAACGGCTCGGTCTCTCTGGCCGATTCGTTCGTTCGGCCTATAATGATTCCTGCAAACCCAAGACGTATGGCGGTAGCGGGCGCCCTGCGGGATGCTCGATGCCCAGGCGCTACACCGATGAGCAGTTACTCGCGTTCGTTGCCGACTTCCCTTCCTATCATGCTTTGAATCGGGCGCCTGGTGTGCCTGCAGGGTTCACAATAATTACACGCTTTGGTTCCTGGCGCCAGGCGAAAGCTCTGGTGGCTCAACTAACACAAGAAAGGAGTATTTAAGATGGGGATATTAACGGAAATTGATGAATTGAGTTTGACGAACCTGGGCGGCGGGGCTGCTTATGAAAAGTTCGCATATGCCCTGCGGGATGTCCTGCGGAATATCCAAGACCCCAACACGAGTCACAAAGATATACGGAAAATCATCCTGGAGGTCGGGTTCGCGCCTTACGAGGATCGGTCTGGTGCGGATATCACGATCAACTGCACGACGAAGCTGGTCTCGCTTAAAGGCTTCGCGTCCCGGGTGATGATCGGGCGCGGTGCTTCCGGCCAGGTAGAGGTGCGCGAACTGCTGCAGGCGGACCTTTTCCCGAAATCAGACGCTGACAACGTCTACACAATCCAGAAAGGAGAAAATGTACGATGATTGCGGAAGCCATAGAAAAAATTCTTTCCCTCGGGGAGATCAAAGTCTTTCAGATAGGCGACCTGGCCTACGCTAACCGCGATGCCTTCCTGATTAAACCACAGCAACCGGCCCCAATTAAGATCAATACATTGACGGGCATCCTTGATTATTTGAAATCCGACATTGATGCTCTCTCTGGAGATAAAATCGGGATCTTTGTTTATAGTCCGGGTAGCGTTGTTCTTGCATCCCACCTGGATGAAACATATATGATCCGGAATGAGTACCTAATCGCCAAACATGATACGCATGGGTTTCAGTTCGGGACCTTCTCCCCTTTAGAAAACTTTATTGTTAGTCTTCAGAGCGGTTTTTTCGCAGATGGAAATCGAGAGGCGATCTTGCGTGTGGTTGGGAATATCAAAACCGGAGCCGAGGCGACCTTTGATGATGATGGCGTGACTCAGACCGTGACGGCGAAGACGGGCATCACCAGGGTGGAAAACGTCGCGGTCCCGAATCCTGTCACCTTGCGGCCTTTCCGGACGTTCCCGGAGATTGCGCCCCTCGCCTCCGATTTTATCCTCCGGATTAGAAAGGGGGGAGGTGTCATGCCAGAGGCTGCTTTGTTCGAGTGCGATGGCGGCGCCTGGGAGTTGAACACGGCCATTAAAATCAAGGAATGGCTGGTTGCAAAGCTGGGGGAATTAGCCCTCGATATTCCGGTAATCGCGTAAATATGCGGAGACGGCCCTGGCTCGATTTGATGTTTGAGATGTTGTGGTGACCTATTAACCATTTGATCGATCCGCGGGAGTAATGCTGAAAAGCTGGGGCTGTCTCCACTTTATAAAGGAGGGGTTATGAATAACGAATTGGCTATATTCAGATATCATGGCGATACGGTTCGGGTTGTCCGGGACGAGCAGGGCGAGCCCTGGTGGGTGGCGAAGGATGTGGCGGAATCGCTGGGGTATATTTGGAACGGAGCGCCGAGGGTTGCTCATGTTCCCGAGGAATGGAGGGGGGTCACATCCGTTGTGACCCATTCGGGAGTTCAGGAAATGATTACACTTTCCGAGCAGGGGCTTTATTTCTTCCTGGGGCGGAGCGATAAGGCTGCGGCGCTCCCTATGCAAAAGTGGGTTGCTGGTGAAGTATTGCCTTTCATCCGGAAGACCGGCTCCTATTCCCTAGTCCCCCAAACGCTCCCCGATGCTCTCCGGGCCTATGCGAAGGAGATCGAGCTCCGGGTAGAGGTCCAGAGTAAGTTGGCGATCGCAGCGCCCAAAGCGGAATTCTACGACGTCGTGACCGGGGGCGATAGCGTCTGTCGTATCGGGACGCTGGCGAAGATTCTGGATATGGGCATGATAAATGCCAAGGGACAGTTCGAGTCTCTTGGTCCGAACAATCTGTTTCGGTTCCTGCGTGACGAGGGCGTCCTGATTAAACATGCCCCACAATGGAACCATCCATACTCGACCCAGGTTGACGCTGGGCATTTCCGCATGATCGAATCTAAGAGGCTAGATCCCGAGGATAACCGACTGTACTACACGACCGTCGTGCTGCCTAAAGGCCAGGCCTATATCCGGAACCTGTTGCTCGCTGCTGGATATGTACATCGGTCTAATGTCGTGTCTCAGGAATTGGCGGTGACTGTATGAACAAGAACAAGCGCGATATCAAAGTAGGCCAGAATTGGATTGTCTTCGCGGACGACGATCCCGACACGTTCTGGAGAGTTCAGATCGTGGCAAAAATAAATCATCGCAAATGCCCATTTTACCTCGGGATAAAGCATGGCACGGATTTCCCTGTAATCGACAAAGTGGGAATGATCATTGTCTTTGACCAATGTGGAAATGAGAGCGTCTTGGGCAAGTATCGTGATGATACCCTGGGTTTCTATCTGGCACGCTTATCAAAATCAAAGAGGACATATCTGTTATGAAGGATTTACTATTAGGTGATCATCGGGTGTTCGATCTCGTGAGGATGGAAGCGGCGCGGGCTGTTTCCATCCATGGCGTCCAGGACCGGCATCCCTTCGAGTGGTTGGCGTTTCTCTCCGAGGAATTTGGGGAGCTTTCAAAGGCCATGAATGAAGCGGTATATCGGAATGGCTCAACGTGCGAAGTGGCGATCGAGGCGGTCCAGGTGGCGACCCTGGCTCTCAAGATCGCAGAAATGTACCGAGCGGAGACCACTGCCCGGGCAAAGGTCGGCGGATGACGTCCGACATCTGCGCCCAGGTGATGATCCTGGTCTTCGGCTGTTCTGCCGTCTGGTTCGTTGGTCGGCGGGAGCATTGGCGCCGCTGGGGGTTTATCCTCGGCCTCTGCTCCCAGCCGTTCTGGTGCTGGACCGCGTATCATAATGGTCAATGGGGGATCCTCTGCCTGTCCCTCTGGTACACCTACTCCTGGGGACAGGGGATTTGGAATTTTTGGATTAAAAAGGAGGCGTCATGTCTATAGATTCAGACTTAAAGAAATTTTACAGCGATACATTCAGACATATTGATCTGTCTATCAAAGCGATTGAAGGCTCCAATGTAATGCCGAAGGAAGAAGCTGATTGCTTTATTCAGGTTCTTACAGTTTTCCGCCGCTTGGTTGAGAGCGGGTTTAATATGAAGTCAAACACGATGGGCCACTGCCTTTGCGTCATACTTTCAAAAGTTGCGCTGACCTTTCTGTCCCAGCCCGGCCACAAAAGCGCTTTAGAATTCATGTATGCCGTCAGCTTTAACTGCGACATATTTGGGGATGAAGAGGGTCGGAAGATACTGGCCGACGTGCGCCTGGCGGCGATGCCTACTCACCAGGGCGGGATGCAATAAAACGGAAGGAGAGAGGGATATGAGACTCGGTTGTATTGATGGTTATAAAATCATTCAGAATCCCATGTTAATCATTTGGGCGCAGGTCAAATTCGCCCGCTCAAAAAAGAACCGCAACCAAAGCCGCAACCACTTTTCATTGCCTCTCTCTCCGTTCCTTTCTCTCCTGGCAGTCGATGCAGAGGGTGGCCCCTGGTCGCGCTCGGAGCCGGTCCAACGGAATGGGATCTCCGCAGTCGGCGCAATCCCTACCGGAAATTGGAACGGTGGGTCTGTATCTCGTCGCATTGGCCAGGACCCTCTGCCGTGTCTGTTCCTGGAACATCAAGTCTAAATTTTGCGCCTGATCAACGGGGTCTCCCATTCGTTATCCTTTCTTTTTGTCGTATGTTCTGACGGCTGCATATCCGAGATAGCCAGCGCCGAATAAAGCATAGAGGTCGGCGGGGATGCCCTTTAGCCAGGCGGTAAATCCTGCAGCGATATCGACCGCGACCTTTTGATCAATGGCGCTGATGATGCCCATCGGAATTGATGCCAGGAGCATTATATAAACCACATACAGGAATGCCGGCCGAGCCCTGGAGGTCCATGGATCTGCGCTGCTGGCTTCGGCAACCATAACGGAGAGGCGGGCCTGCTCCAGGGATGCTTCCAGTTCCTGGACCTTGAGCGCCAATTCCGCGGCTTTGTCTGCGCTGATCGGTTCTTTCCCGGTGATAGCCGTCCGGATATCCTTTGCTAAAGTACCGAGGCCACCAAATAATCCCCCGATGTCGAGGTTTGCAAAACTGAGCCCCATGATCATACCTCCTTGCGGTATTCTTGTATTCGTTTTGTCCAGCCTCGGGCGAATTGCTGCTGGTCCGGAGTGGATCTTACTCGTGATTGAATTGTGTCGATGATGTTTTGGTCTACGATCGCGCAGAAGTGAATAAACTGGATCCCGTTTAAGGAAACCATGAGCGCCCGGGGATCCTTCTGGCACCACTTATTGATAAGGCCCAGGGTTGTCGGTCCCAGATTGCCGTCAAGGGCAAGGGTCTCGCCCAGGTAATCAAGGGCAAGCTGGGCAATGAGAGCGGCCTTGGGTGTCCCCGAATTGACGCCCGTATCGAAGATTTCAGCAGCGATTGCTATGTCTTTCACGTCCTGCAGGCGCAGAGGGAACCAATAAAGAACTTTGTAGATGGCTTTGGCCTGGGGGATGGTCAGATCTTTGATGTCTGTTACCCCGCTGATGATACCCCGTTCCAGGGCATACAGGAAGGTTTTCTCGGTGATGCCGTACTTCGTTCGGCCTCCCCTGTCGCCAGGCACGTCGGAGTCTACTCCCTCGAGGCCAAGGGTTTTGTTGAATGCAAAATCGAAGGCGTCCATATTATATGGCGACCTTGACGCCAAGGGCAGCAGCGATTCCGCCGATGACTCCACCAATAAAGGAGCAGCATTTATCCCACAATGGCCGGTTTTCGAGTGTTTTCATACGATTGTGCATGCTTTTCAGGGTTTCATAGATGATCCAGTTTTGTCGTTCTACTGTAAAATTAGCCCAATCTTTCTCGGTGATGATCAAAAAACCGTTTTCCATTGTGCGCCCCTTTTTTAAATGATAGGTTCCTTGCCTGCGGGCGGGCCTCCCGGTTTACCCTTCCGGAGGATGTGACAGCATCCTGGCCTGCTCGCTCCTCTCTGTGCTTTTCTTAGGAGACGGTCCTACCATTCAATATGGCCCGGAACGTGGTCTGGTCTGCATCGCCATTTGTAATTTTCAAGCGGACGTATTTGCAGTAAACCGGGACGTCGATTTCTTTGCTCGTTCCTCCGGTGACGGATATGGAGGTTGCGAAATCCACATTGACGCCATCCTGGGATTGCTGGACGAGGACCGTACAGTTTCCGCTCGATGTGATGGCGCCGACGATCTTGGCCATGCAGGAGACGTCCTTCCAGGCAGAATATACGACCTGGTTGATTTTGACATTATTCGCGGCTGCATCTGCTGTGACGGCCCCAACCAAGAGGATCTTGGCGGCGGCGATAGTCCCCAGGGTCCATTCTTTGTTGTTGTCGGTCTGGTTCGATCCGCTGATGGCAACAATTTCTCCTTCAGTCAGCCCTGCACCGATATCAGCGAGAG